GAAGTGAGCCTCCCTTCCAGGGTTCAATGCGCCTACGCTCACGCTTCCAAAAGAACTGATGAGCAGCCCATACGCATTTGACGATGAGGGATCCACTCGGAAAACTATTGGGTTGGCAGAAGAATTACCGGATACTACTGCGCTCCCCCTATTTATAAAATAACCGTTGACGCCTAACCCACCGGATACCATGGCGCTTGTTGATATGGTGATCGGGTTCAGGAACGTCTGCCGCGCCGTCCATGTGTTCGTTGAGGATAGCACGGTCGTATTCGCGGCCGGTGTCCACGACGGGGCGTTGCCGTCGTCGTTCGTCTGCAGGACGAAGCCGGCCGGACCAGGAGGCAGCGTGCCCAAGGTTCCTGCTGCGCTGAAGTACGGGATCTCGCCCTTATTCACGCCGGACCAGTTTTTGCCGGTTCCGCCGTACTGCGTGCCGATTACGATCCCGTTCCATGTCCCCGTAGACAAGACCCCCGCCCCCGTCAGGTTCGCATAATTCCCGCTGATGCTGCCAGACGGCACAGCGCCAGCCAGTTGCGTCGCATCAAGTTTCCCGGTGGCCGTGGTTAGCCGGTTGCCGAGCGCGTTGATCTGTCCGGCGCTGAAATACATGTCCGTAGAGAAAGACACCTGGTTCAGGAACGTCTGCTGCGCAGTCCAGGTGCTGGTAGAGGCATACGGGATTGGAACGGCTTCCTGCGGAACCCAGGTGGGGTCCGCGTATGCCCCGTTGGTCTGCAGGACATAGCCGGCGGTCCCCGGAGGCAATGCACTCAATACCCCGGTGCTGCTAAAGTGCGGGACGCTTCCCTGCGTGGCGCTTTCCCAATTCTGCCCGGTACCGCCGTATTGCGTGGCGACGGCGGACGCGCGCCACGTTCCAGTGGAGAGTATCCCTACGCCGGTCAAGTTCGTGTAGCTCCCGGATATGCTCCCAGATGGCACCGCGTTGGCTAGGTGCGCTGCGTCGAGCTTACCGGATACCGTAGTCACGCGGTTGCCCAGCAAGTTGATCTGGCCGGCGCTAAAGTACACGTCCGTCGACAGCGATATCTGGTTCTGGAAAGTCTGCTGCGCCGTCCACGTGTTCGACGAGGTCCAGTACGCGACAGTGGAGGGCAGGATCGTCGGGATGCTGTACTGCTGAATCGAGGTGATGCGGCCGTCAGTCCCCACCGTTAGCTGCACGGACCTAGTGGACCATCCGTAGGTGCCGGGAGCAACGCCGGTCACGGTGATCGAGGATGCCGGGATGGTGGTAGGAAGCTGGCCGGCCGCGAGCCTGTCTATGGGGAGGAGCGCGGTCAGTGCCGATGCCTTCCCCGCGATGTCGCCGTACACCTTGGCCGCTGAGACGGTCGACAGGGACACGTCGTCAACGGCGATGGCGGCCGGGAGCGTCCCTGGCAGGAGTGCGGTTAGCGGGATGTCGATAAAGTTCGCGCCGATCAACGCGGGTGAGGACACCCATACGAAGCCCGCCCCTGTGCTCTGGAGCAGGTAGGTCGCCGGCCCAGGGGCCAGCGTGCCGAGGGTGCCCGCTCCCGTGAAGACCGGCATATACCCGGCGGGAACGGCGGACCAGTTCTGCCCCGTCCCGCCGTACTGCGTCCCGACAGGTAGGCCATGCCATGTCCCGGTACTGAGGACGCCGACGCCGGTTAGGCCGGAGTATATCCCGATCATCCGCCCGGCAGGAACCGTGCCGATCAGGAGCTGCGAGGCATCGAGGTTCGTCATCCCAGACCCATTTCCCGACAGGGCGCTCGCTGAGAAATTTCCGGCGTTCAACCACGTCACGGCGACCGTGCTGACGGAGAGCAAGCCGCGGATGGTACCAGACCCTACGTTGAATACCGCGTTCTGCGGAGCGGCGGAGTTGTTAATCCCACTGGTCGGAGCGGGCGGGATGGGACCACCGTGGCAGATTTGCGTAAGCAAAATCAAAATTATCTTTAGCATAGTTAATTCCCCCTAGCTCCACTCCACCCAATATAGTATTGGTATATCGACCCTCCCGATTTCTGAACTCCTCCCCGAGACGAGGTATCTATACCCCGGGGGAACTACGAATGTTATACAGGCCACTCCCCCATTCAACTCTGGGGTAGCCGTCCCTATTCTGGTGCTTGGAGAACCGGACGTGCCCGCGTCGCAGAATATTGCTAAATTTCTCCATATAAATACCCCTAGGGGGGAAAAGCAGGTTATCGCGACAATTCTTGCCGTGGAGGTGGGTGGGTTGTAGAATGGAATATCATAGGTGCGTGACCCCGGGGGACAGACGATTAGGGGATCAGAAATTGGGAAGGTTGATTGTACTGTTACAGTTGACGCGCCTCGGGCTTGGACCGTGCCATCGGGGAACTTGAAGCCGGCGACGGTCGATTCGATCTGCCCAGCCACGGATACCTTCGACCCATCATCGGTCGCGAGCGAAGAAACAAGCCGTCCGAAGGCGTCAAACTTGGGTACTGTGCCCACTGAGGGCGCATCTCCCGTCGTCCTGCCCAAGTATCTCCAGCTGGAATTATCCGCCATAGCCGGGAGGGCGTTTCCCACGTTGGCGTTAGTAATGGATGCGTAGCATTCGAGCGTCCCGGATTTTTTGACGATCGATCCGGCGTAGTACGCCGTCCCCGCGTCCCACTCGGAAATTCCTTCCTGCAGAGCGTAACCTATCATGGTGGAGTGCTCGAAGGCGAAGCCGTTCAGATCCTCTACGGGGAGTACCCTGTTTGCGCCATACAGGGCATCTTGGAATCCGTTGTCCCACGCCGGGAGTTCCTGTATTGTGGCGATGTCCTTGCTCGTGATCAAACCCCCCGCCTTGAAGGACCCAAATTTGGCGAAGTCGGGCACCGCCCCCAGCCCGCCAAAAACCTTGTGCATCGTCCGGGTTATTTTAGCCACAGCGCCCTCTTAACTCCATTCGACCCAGGTGCATAGCGTCAATCCAGTACCCAGTACTCGATACCTGTATCCGGGGAGGACGACGAATGTGACGACAGCGCTACTCCCTACTTCCCCGCCGGTATCAGCAGCGACGTTAGTCGTAGGGTTGCCTGATGTCCCGGCATCGCATAAGGCTACTACCGTGGACCTGGATCCTGTGGCGCCTACCGTCACCACAACAATTTTGACCGTGCTTCCCGCCGGATTATAATATGTAGCGTCGAAAGCGCGTGCCCCCGTAACGACCGATTGTTCCGTGACTATCGGCGCTGCCGCCGTATCTTGAACCGAACCGTCTGGGAACTTGAATCCGGTAACAGTAGACTCGATGACTCCCGGAACAGATACCTTGACCCCATTATCAGTTAAGAGCGAAGCCACCAACCTGCCCGTGCCGTCGAACTTAGGAACGACGTTAGCTGCGGGGGCGGCCCCAGTCGTCAGTCCGAGGTACTGCCAGTTCGCATTGTCAGTCATGCTGGGGAGTGCATTTCCCACGTTAGCGGCGATGACCGACCCGTAGAGTTCAAAAGTATTCGTCTTCTTGACGATAGATCCTATGTAGTATGTTGTCCCAGCATTCCATTCGGGAATTCCTTCTTGGAGTATGTACGCCACCATCGCAGAATGCTCGAAAGCGAACCCGTTTAGGTCCTCGACAAGTATCGCCCTGTTCGCTGGATAGCTGGCTGCCTGGAACCCGCTGTCCCACGCTGCGAGGGCCTGTATTGTCGCTATATCCTTGCTCACTAAAGGCGCCCCCGCTACGAGCGACCCGAACTGGGCGAAGTTGCCGGAGGACCCCAGGCCCCCAAAAATTTTGTGCGTCGCGCGGCTTATCTTGGCCATGTCATCCCCCTCAGAAAGATGCAACTTCCGCCGTCGTAACCGTTACGCCTGCCAGCTTCGGCAGCAGCTCCATCTGCTTTACTATGAGGAAAAAGCTGTCCGTGTCCGAGGTTAAATGCCGGTACGTAATTGTCATGTCCAGATTATCCACGAGGTCGACATTTCCGCCGAAGAACTCGTAACAGAGCGCGTCAAGCGACGCATACGCATGATCCGAGGAATGAACCTTCGCCAGGTACTTTATGACCCGGCGGAACTCGCCGTCGAGGAGCGTGTGCGTCGTGAAGTCGTCGTAGCTCATGACGTACCACCACGGAGGCAGGGCGGAGTCGTAGTAGCTCGCCAGGCCCATGTACGACGCGATGGCACCATCAGTGGCGCTTGGTATCCCCACGTACGTCTTGTTCAGATCTATCAAGTACGAGTACCTAGTCACCCCGCGCAGCTTTCCCAAGAAGTCGAGCTGCTGGCCGACGGCAGTGTCCAGGGCGAACCCGTCGCGCACCGAGATCGCGATGGCGTCGGCGAGCAGCGTTCCTACGAAGGCACCGATGACGCCGCGCGCCTTTGGCTTATTAAAGTACTGGATTATCAGCAAATCCTGATAGTACTTCGTCAGATCGTCTATGGCGCTCATGTGATGTCTATATCGGCGGCCGCGAGCGAGAAGTAGTACTTCGAGGACGTCGGCGTGACGGTATCGGAGTAGGACATCCCATCCGTCGACACGCCCGTCGACACCAGGATAGCCCGCGGCTCGATGCCGTACATGGCGCGGACGATGTCGCCGAGCGTCGCCGGCTTGGCGAGATTGAAGTGGCCCAGCAGGGCGGCCGCCAACTCCTGCTTGATGAGGTCTTCGTCGAAAGTTACGCCGGTGACGGTCGGGATGATGTCGAACTGGGCGTAGAGGCGTTGCTCGACGCCCGTGTCCCAGTACATCGTGGCCGGGAGCCCGTTTGGCCGCGCGACTACCTGCGACACTGCGCCGTAGAGCCCGCAGCCCGGGGCCTTTTTGGCGTATATCGCCGCCGCGATTTCCGCGGACGTCCCGCCCACCACGATCGGCCAGACGCTATGCGCGGGCACTACGCCGACCGGGGCGGCTGTGTCGTTCTCAACCACAAGTGCGTCTGTAGCCGTTGGGATCGCCAGGAGCGCCGCCTCGATCGAGTCCGCGGGGCATGTGGCGGCGAGTTTGAAGCTCTTGCCGTGGCGCACGCGCAGAGCTACGTCGGTCTCCTCGTTCTGCCCGATAACGACGTCAACGAGTGTGCTGGGGGGGTTGTTGGAATCGGTAATTCCAAGTGTCGGCGTGGCGATGTTGACGATAGTATTTGAGAGCGGCTGGATCGGCCCCATCTCGTCGCAGCGGAATACGAGGGCCTGCGTCGCGGCCCCGCCGAAGGAATAACTGGATATGAGCGTCCAGATGTTGTTCACGTCCTTCACCAGGAAGGGGAGAGCTACGTCCTGGTCGAGCCCTGGCAGCGTCAGCGCCCTGTCGGCTGTGATCTCGACGGGGGTCGTGGTGTATGTTCCCCCTTGAATGGCAAGGCCGTTGATAGCCACGAGCTGGTGGAGGGACGTACCATATGCGCTGCTGACTGAAAATCCATTATAGATATTGACGAGAAGATCCAGGAAATCCTGCATCGCCTGCACTAAGATGCCGATAAGCTGCCCATCCGGGGAGTTGGACGCGAGGTTGATATCCGTCCCGAAGATGGACTTGAGGCTGTCCTGAATGGCTGTGGTCTGCTCATCGGCAGTGGCGACCTGCAGCCCATCGGCGTCTAATTGGTTAGGCATTGGGCAACTCCTGGGAGATTATATCCAGCTGCTTGCGGAAGGAAGGGCTGAAGATGGTCTGAATGTCGTAGGAGACCACGCAATGGCGCGTCCGGGTGGCCAGCGTCGCATTGAATGTGTTGATTTTGACAGTGCCATCGGTCTGGAGGATGACGGTCTGCAGCTCAAGCAGAAGGTTGTCCAGCTGCCCTTTGTTCATGCGGTTAAGCCAGTCGATTCCGGCCTCCTTATCGAAGAAGCAATTCCCATACCAAGACCGGATGCGCGTTGCGATATCCAACGCGAGCGCGGCCTCCTCGCGGGCATAGGAGCCAAGTCCCTGCCCCAGCATCCAATCCTGCGCGGCGTCGAGGCCCCGAAATTTCATGTTAATAGAGCAGGGCCGCTATATCCGTAAGTGCTGTGGCCACCTTATTCGTGGTGTCCACTACGGGAGACCCCGGCGCCGCGCAGGTCAGCCCCTGAATGCCCTCCACTAAGTTTTGCAACACTGTTGCGAGGCTCTTCGTATTGTTTGATATCTTTATTCTCCCAGCCTTGAGGGATATTTTAGATGTGGCGTCTGCAAGGCCTCCCTCATCCACTTCTAAAGCGGATGCTAATTTCTTAACCCCAATCAGCGAGTTGACCCCTACAAGGGCGAATCCATCCGAGAGATCATGGCGCCTGTTGCACATGGGAGTTCGCGTCCCGCCGCTCACGAACCAGGCGTCGATATTGGCATCCCCGAAAACCACCAGGCATTCATCACCTTTGCTGATGGGGAATCCCACATGAATTCCGCCCCCCTGGAGGGTGAACACGGGGCAGTCCAGCAGAGGCGGTAGGGGCATCTCCGTTCCGTCGTTATACACCCTATTGTAGCCGGGCTGAACAGTAGCCGTGCGTTTCGCGGAATTGTATTCCTGGATAGTCCCCGGCATGGCGACCCGCAATGAGTTGAAGATGTCACGTTTCTGGAGGCCGTTGAGCTCGACAAGCCCGGGGGGCAGGATATACCTACCGCTATTCATTCTAGCGCCACCATGTCGAAGCCGGCGTCGGACTGCCAGGCCGTAATGGATGTCGTCGCCCCGCCATCCACGGCCCCGGAAATCTTCCCTTCATGGAGAATTCCCTCCACCCGCCAGAGGCCATTGTTGTCCTCCAACAATGTGCTGCGTACGTCTACGAGTTGCCCCAGGATCAGGTTGGGCTCGAAGATCATTTTGAATTTTATTGTATTTAGTTGCCTGCGCGGGACCTCCAGCAGACCGGTGGAGTCGTCAATCTTGGGAAGGGTGCCGAATGCCCGGAACGCCTCGGTTTTCTTTAAGAGGTGTATTTTTTCGAGATCGATGAAGGCCATTCCATCATCCTGTACGATATGTTTGAAGAACTCCCAGATGGTCCCAGACCATACTTTACCGCGTAATGGCGCCTTGAAATTGAGCTCCCCGATAGCGCCAATCCGTAAACGCTTCGGGGCTAGAATTGAGGCCAAGGAACGGATTACCTTTTTAGTGTCCCAGGTATCCGCCGTTATTTTCAGTTCTACTTGCGCCTCCTCTACTCCGTAAATACCATCTAGCCCCTCTATTTCCGTGATCAAATCCCCCTGCGATCTGTAGGAAAAGGCGCGGACGACGCTTCCCTGGAATATGGTGGGGCGTGTTCCCAGCGTACGGTAGCCGGCGTTAAAGCGGAGCAGGAGGTCCGCCTGCCCTGGATAGTTGTCCCGGAGAATGTCCTTGCGTTGCAGGGGGCTTAGGTTATAAAGAATGAAGTGTCCCGTATTGCAGGAGGAGAAGTTCTGCCGATCCACGGTGAATTCAACCGTAATGGGATAGGAAATCGTGTGCACCATTCCTGATCTGCCCGTGACGGTGAGTTCGTAGTCGCGCTGGAACTTCTCCACTAGAAGTACGCCTCCTCTATATCCTGCACTTCGACGTTTTCAGAAGTGCTATCGAGAATGTATACAGATATCCGGCCGCTCATGAAGTCGTCGAGTTTGAACGGGTCCGCCCTATCGGTCGAGACTACGGCCATCCCGAACGGGAGGACGTTCCGCCACACCCTCAGCAGATTGGGATGCGTGGACAAGATAATCCCGTTGGCAGTGAAATTTTTGTACGCGATGTTCACCGACCATCGCTCTATGGCGCTTTTGTAGACGAAATTCAGATTGATCGTGCTCCCGTCCGCGAGGATAAACGCAAGGCTTTGATTCTCGGCAGCGGTCAGCGTGTTGATCAGATTCATGATACCCGCCCTACCGCACCCGCCGGTCCGGCGGCGTTGGAGATCCCATTGGTCGCCCCCAGATTCTGCGTCGCCTTGGTGCTTACGGCCTTTACGATCCGGATCTCCTTGAGCGTAACTGTAACATCCGTAATCCCGCGGGAGTCCTCCGGGGACACCAGAGTGATGTTTGTGATCATCATGTCCTTGAAATTCTGAAATGGGGTGACGACCGCAAAAGTATATTGCATATTGCGAAGGGATGTGAGCTTGGCGTATGCCTCCTGGCACCTAGTCTTCATCAGGGGGCTAAATAATTTCCCGATAGAGTTGGCTATGGAGAGCGCCTTGCGGATCTTATTCTCGACGTCTGTTGCTACTAAAATGGCCGTTCCCATTGTTGCTGCCGTCCCCGGAGTGTACCGCGTAAGATAAGGCGTAACCGGGGCAAGCTGCGACATCAATGCGCCCATAAATCCAACAGCCTGCGTCTTTGTCTGTTTGGTTTCCGCCACGAATCCCTTGCAGGTCAGTGTTATGGGTTTCAGGGCCGCATGGTCCTGCAAAAACCAGTTATTCTCTGTGAAATGATCTGTAATCTCGGACTGCGCTTCAAGCCGTTCGTCGCCGATATAATCGAACTCGAAACCGCCAATATCCTTCGCCATGTAGTACAATAAATCGGTCTTTATGCGGGGCCGCATTAAACTTGCGACAAGTGTGCGGGCCGCTGCCGCCGCCGCCAGGGCGCGCGTCGTAGTGGGGATAATGGTCCCAAGCATATCATTTCCCGCCGGCGCTGATTTGCCTGCTGGCCCCGTGCATGTCCTGCGAAGTCACGGGGATACGCTCAGTGGTTTTTCTCTGGACGGATCCCGTGGCGGCATCGACATTCACCGTGATATGCGCAATGACATCGCGCACGATACCCGCAGTCATTGGTATACTCAATGTGGGGGCTATTATGGTCTTCCTGATAAATTCAAGGGCCCCCAACATGGCAGAGGGCGCCCCAAGCTCTTTTCCATAAGCGGTTATTCCTAATTGCGCGGCTCCCTTTAATTCTTCTTTCGAGGCGCGCAGAATTTTAAGTAAATCCGTAAGTTCAGATTTCATGAATGTGAATACATGCGCGACTTTTTCCATATCGATAAGAAAATATGTGCCGATATCGCGGGCTAGCAGCCTAATTTCTGTCATCTCATTGTGTATATCCGTTAGGGGAGCCATCTGCTCGGCAGTTATGCCCCCCGCCTCATCGAGCATCTTCTGCCATTTGCCGCGCCGTATTTTCTCCATGATAAGCAGCATTTCGGAAGGTACGCCGATGGTGCCGAGTGCTGCTTCGCGCACCCCCGGGGATAGTTTCCAGAAGGCACCCCTCTTGGACATCTCCGTTACAATGGCCATGACGCTCTTGAGTTTATGATGCGCTTTATCTAAGTACGGATCAATTTTAAGAAGCTGCAATGCCCAGGGCATGTCCTTCTTCATTTCCATGGCGGCCATGGCCCGTTGAAATCCGAATATGGTCGTATTTATGGTGGCGGCAGACACATTTGCTCGTTGCGCGGCTATCTGCCATTTCTGAATTGCCTGAGCGGACAGGCCGGTCCTTGTTTCCAGGTCCATCAGCCCTGCAGCCGCATCAATACTTGCTACGGCCAGATCAAGCATGGCCCCCACGATCTTGCTGACGCCATATACACCGCCCAACGAAGTGGACTCTAACTCTCCAAAGGCCGCCACGAGCTGCCGAACGGAAAGATTCCCGGTGGCGGCATCCACCACCAGATCGACGAAAAATTCTCCTATGCGGGTGCCCATCTCAGCGCCTTTCCGGCTTATTCATCTCCAGAAAGACCTCCTGGTATTCGGCCTTGAACGTCTCGTACTGCAGCGCGGCTATTACCAGATCGCCGCGCATCCCCAGTACCCTCTCCGGGTCGCCGCCGCCATAGCCCAGCGACGCCAGGCGCAGCGCCGCTAACTCGGCGTCGCCGATGCGGCACTCGGTCCTTGGATGTCGGCGCGCTTCCCCGCGCGGGCCTTTAACGCTGAAAAGAGCGCCTTGACAAAAGGGCGCAGGTTCACCCCCCCCACTCCGAGGCAGATCGCGTAGTAGTCCTCGCGCACCCGCTCCCGCAGTTTGGGGTCGTCGAACAGCGCCCGCGTGACACGCACCGAGGACTCCTCACCGTCCGGGCGGTATAGCGCCTTCTCGGCGCACTTGAAGACAGCCTCCTCGATCGGCTTGGACGCTAGAAGCCCCATCATCTTGTCCACGAGGTGGTTGAACCCTTCCGGGTTTCCCCCCTCATATGCCTTCTGGAGAGCCACGAGATCCAACTCGCCGACGCCCTTCCCCCTGATCTCGTCAAGCAGCGCGTCATGCAGCGCTTTGATATCCGCCCATGGAGCCACGCTTGCATAGAGCTTGGCGCCGCTGGGCAGCGTGTACTCATTTCCCTGTTGATCCACTTGCCTCCCTCCTCTGCCGGCTTTGCCGGCTGTCATTACTGCATCATGCGGACGTTGTTCCGGAAGAGCATGGTGTATTCGGTGACGGACTGCTCGACGTCCCCCTCGGTGTTCATCTTTGTCGATGGAATCGTATCGAAGATCCCCCCGGCGATTTGGTAAACCTCGGATAGGATATTCCCCTTGCCATCGCCGATGCGTTTAATGAACGATCCCGTCATGAGCTCAAAATCCGCTGGAGCGGCGATCCAGTCCTGCAAGCGGCTATTCAGGAGTTGGTCATCCGCCGATCCCCGCACTAGGCGCAATGTCACTTTCACGACCTGCCCCGAGTACTGCATGGCATAGATCGCATTACCGTCTTTTGATACTTTCATGACCCCAATCGGCGTGGAGAAGTCCAGCTTGATGGCGTCGGCATCCGCTAGAGCGGAGATCACCTCACCGTCTATGATTATTACGTCCTTCCCGGCAAGAGCTACCGCTCCTTCTGACATGGCGTTACCCTCCTGTTTCTAAATCATTCATTCATGAGTACGAGTACGTTGGAGCTGTGAATAGCCCCGGCGAGTTTGGCGGCGATCTGGATAAGCGGCGCCTTGCGCGCCGCCCTGTCCGTCGAGCTTTGCTGCGCGACCGGCAGTGAGTAAACGAAGTATCCGACCTTGGAGAGATTGCTCTTGAACAGCACCTGGGGGACGCCGGAGGGAACCGCCGCCGTCCACTCCCCGGGCGCCAGCACCGTTGCGGTCTTCGCCTGCTCGCATACTTTGCGGTAGGCGTCCTTCAGCCCGCTCATCCCCTCTTCCGTTTGCGGAATCTTGAAACTGACAGGCATGAGGTAATTAAATCCGGCGACCTGGAGCGCGAAGGCGAACCAGTCCTCGTTGTATGCTTCGTCGAAGTAGGTGTTCTCCTGCGAGCAGAACACCATCGGAATGCCGGCCACCGACACATAGACGTCTATGCCGGCCACCTGGGCCAGAGTGAGTTGGGTCTGCCCGATGGTCTGGTCCGGGGTGATCCCAACCAGCGTCTTGCCGTGCATCGTGATGGAGGTTCCCACGCCCCCAAAGTCCACCGACAGCCCGCGGCCGAGGTAGGCCGCTGCGAAGATCTGCGTCTGCTGCGCGCCGGCGCCGTTGAGGAGAGTATTGCCGTGGTAAAACATGCGCCCACGGAATTCGGAGCCCTGCCGCACCAGATCCAGCATCGAGCCCGGTTGCAAATCGGCGATGCTCGACGAGCAGTAGCCCAGCATCTTATGCAGCCCGTGGACCTGCGCCGCCAGCGCCGCGAACTCAGACGCCTGGTCCCCCATCTCCTCATCTATGAGGACCCCGTAGTAGTAAACATGGTCCTTGGTCCGCGTGATGGCGTCACGCACCGACTCCAGAGAGGGTGATGTCAGGCGTGGGACAATAACCAGATATCCTTGCGTCCCCACGGGATTCGGGGTCTGATTGAAGACTGCCTGCGCGATGGCGTAGGCGTTCGAGTTGGACCCGAAATCCGTTGCTGCCGCACTTGCCTCCTTGTATACCCCGTAGGTCTGCCCAGCGACCCAGCCAGACGGAGCCTCTTTCGAGAAGAGGGCAATTGTGTTGATGAGAGGAGTGCCCAGTTGTGCCGGAGTCGGCAGAACCGTCACCGTGATGACGTTCGATAAATCCAGTGTTTGACCTGCTTGGTCACTCATTTATGTTGACCTCCGGTGCGTTGATTGTGGCGTCTACTACGGCGCCATTGAACTTGTCGAAGTACTGCGCGCTAGTTTTGGTCTTGGTCTGTAGGCATGTGACGCGCACGCGGATTACGTACCTGTGGAGCCGCCCCGTCACTTCGGTCTCCGTTGCATTTGTTGGCGCCTGCGGGCGGCTAATCTGACAGTTGTACTCCTCCATCTTCTGCTGCGCGAAAAAGCTGGTGAGAGCCATCGAGACCTCCACCTTGCGCGTGCGGGCGGAGTTGTCGAAACTCATGATCTCAATGCGGATATCATGAATGCTGGCGTGCTTCTGTACCTCCGCCGGTAGCGGGCCGGTCTGGTCCATTTCCGTCGTTGTGCCGATTGTGTGCTGCGCGTCGTCGAAGACCACAGCGAAGAGGCCGCGGTCCGATGGGAGGTCCCACTCCTGGTCTCCGAGCAGGCAATGGCCGGCATCCAGCTCCATCTCGGACTGAAGGATATCAGCGACCACCTTCGCTGGCTCGCGGTAATCGTCAAGCATCGGGGTTCGGCCTCTCCGTCATCTCGTAATGGTAAAAGCCGGCCTGACTCCAGTCAGTGGACCCCATTATGCGGTAGCGGGCACCCTCCTCGGAGAATAGTGTCCACCCCAGCTCTAACTTCTCGCTCGTCCATCCGTCGAGCCATTTCCATGTGCGCTCGCCTTCCGGCTTTATAGCAATCTTTCGCGCGTCCATCGGATGCAGCACTAGGTCAATCATGCGCGTAGTGACGGTCGTGTCAATTATCTCGTGGTCCGCAACAGACTTCTCTACGATTCGGTACGCCGCTGGGCGCCCCAGCCCGCGCAGAGCCTGGCGCATGTCTAAGCGTATCATGTCCCTTTCACCACCCGCGATGCTACTGCGCGCCGCAGTTGTCCCGTCTTTACCAGCATGGCTACGTTGTGCCCGCCCTCGTAAATATCCTCGGCTGCCTGCTGGGCACGCCGTAAAAAGCCCCCTTTGGCCTTGCGCATAAGCGTCTTGTATGACAGCAGCGCCCATTTGCCGAAGCCACCCGTATCGAACGCCATCTGCACGAGGTTCTCGGCCTCTCCCCCTACCCGATGCAGGAATTGCGGTGTCTTGCCGGACTTAAATAGGGTGAGTGCATCGGCCTTCAACGCGGTCATGAGCTCATTTCCATGCTCGTTCAGGGTGTCCCATAAAAACGACCTCCGGGGAATGTTCCGCGTAACTGAGCCCATTTCGTGGATGAACCCCACCTCCGCATTCGTTATCCCGCCCTTCTTGCGCGTTGTCTTGTCGCCGAAGATGCCCACCTGGACATGATCCCCCGAATCAGTGAGTTTCCTCAGCGATGTCTGCAACACTTGGAGCCCGCTAAGATTGAACCTAACCTGGCTTTTTTTCGCCATATCAGCTCCAGTCCGCGAACGGGATGTTGGGGTAGTAATTCGTGTCCTCGGCCAGAGGTCCCTCGACGTACCCGAACGCCCCCTTGATCTTGGGCTCCAGATACGTCAAGTAGCGCCTGCCATAAATCGTGGACCAGAACTGCCGCAGCACGGAGTTGTTCTTGACGATGTCCGGAGGGCTCTCCATATTCATGCTTACGCCGCCGACGCTCTTGCCCGTCAGAATCTCATCTGGTACTCCCTCTATCCCCAGCCCCCGCGGCTGGGCCGACAGGCCTCCAGCCGCCTGCACGTTCGTCGCGACGAAGTGAGCGGTGGCAAATAAGAATGCCAGCTTCCCGGTGGCTGTATCGAACAGGGCCGGGTTGTACAGCGGCAGCGCGTCAGACATCGCGTTGCTGATGTCGCTGTCCATCACCTTGTCGGGACCTGCGCCGTAGATGAAGTTCCGCGAGAAGCGGACCTTGAACTCGGCGAGCGTGGCAGGCGGCGTGGAGGCCATAAGAGTACTAGCTCTCCAGTGACGGATCCCCGCTCGCCGGAGCGTGCTTCTCCTTCAGTGCGTCCAGCTCTTTCTTGCTCTGCGCTCCGAGGAACTCGGCGACCTTGGCCGATAGGTCAGCGACCTGCACCTTCAGCGCCGCGTTCTCCTGGAGCAGCGCGGCGCGCCCGTCGTCTCCCTTGACGATCGAGTCGGCGCGCACGATGTCCGTGTACTTAATCAGGCGGGCGGCCTCGGCTTCCGGGACCACGACCCCGCACTTTGGGCCGAGCGGCCCTACGCTCGTCGTGTACGTGCACCCTCCCTGGTTGATCACAGCGACCGTCTTCTCTTTCGTCTCTACGGCTTTTGCGTCCGTCATGTGCCACCCCCTTTGCGGATCAGACTCCCTAGACTGCCCACCGGCCTTCCGGTGGGCAGATACGGAGACCGCCGAGCTAATTAGAGGCTTGCGGCGTCGTCGAAGTAGAGCACCTCCGGGACTCTGTACGCAATCATGCCGGTGAACGCTCCGACGCCGACGCCCTGCCAGTTGAAGTTGTTCCCAGTGGCGGGGGCATTCAGGAAGAGGTCCACCGGAATGTCCATGTGGATCGTCTCCTTGTCAGCGTTGTAGAGCGCGTAGCGATTCGTCCCGGCGACCGCGTGGTAGCCGGCGTTGCGCGCCTTGTTCCCGTACGCCGTGGCCAGGATTTTGAAATCCTCGCCGCAGACGGCCTGGAACGCCTTCTTCAAGTACTCCAGCTTGGAGATCATCGGGTAGGTGGAGCTGAACGGCGCCGTCATTCCGACTTGGTCCGACCGGGGCATCACGAACCGATTCGGGTAGCGGACCTCGTTGCAGTTCGTCAGGTACAGCTGGAGGATGCCCGACACGAACAGTGAGAAGTTCGCGGCGGACATGTCCGCCAGCGGTCCGGTGATGAACGTGGTGTTCACGTTCACCGCCTGGTTCGTCAGCAGGCCGGGGTAGTTCGCCAGGTCGCTGATGCGCCCCAGGAAGCCGACCGACTGGATGCCGAGCTGCCAGTTCTTGACGAGCGCTTTGTACTTGCTCGCCACGATGTCCCAGTTGTTGCTCGCCAGCGCCTTCTGCACCTCGGGCACGCTGTACGTGTAGCCCTTCGCCCATGTCGCGATCTTGGCGGTGATCGGGCTCATGCTGACTTCGACGTTCGCGATCTCGCTCCTGGTCGCCAGGTTCTGGATGCCCTGCTCGAACGGACCCGCCGCGTCGAACGTCAGGTTCGTCTTAATATCCTCCATCCACGGCCCGCGGCCCACGAGGACGTCCGCGAAGTCGGCGATCGGCTCCTCGTAGAACTTCTGCGTCACGACCTCGGCCGCGATCAGCGTCGTGGTCTGGATCGTGTACTGGAATCCCAGCGCGCTCTGGTCGATCGCGCCGTTGGCGTTCTTCAGCTCACGGTCCAGGCCGGGCTTCCACGGGATCGGGTTCGCGGCGATCGCGAGAAGCTGGTTCAGCAATTCCGGGTGCCCCTCGTACTTCTGGAGGGTCTTCGGGTCTCCCTTGCGCAGGGAGTTAAGCAGTTCGTTGTGTCTCATGGCTCTTTGTTCACCTTTCCTTACAGATTTTTACGTATACGTGCCTAGCACGCCACGTAGCCGGAAATGACCCGGATCATGGTGGAGTCGGTCGCGTAGTCGAGCCCGATGCCCATGGCGGTATGTGTCCCGTCAGAGGCCACGATGAAGCCGGAGGCCATGCCCACGGATAAGCCAGGGGTGATGGTCGCGCCGGCAACCTGCCACATGATGGCGGGGTTCCCGCCGAGCTGCACCTCCACGATGTCGTTCACCACGAACAATGCCTTCTGCGACGTTCTCTTGAGGACCCCATGCGCGGCTTCGCTGTCGGCGGCGGCGACGAAGCGCGGCAGGGCACCCGGCGTGGCGAATGTCGTGTCGAGCTTGACGCGGCTTCCGGCGGCGAACGTATCGGCCGCCCCGGCGGAGTAGATGCGCCCCACCACGACGCCCGCGTGCATGATCGACAGATCCAGGTCGCCCTTCATCGGCGACTGGACGAACTGGTCGGACTGGACTTGCGGTACTGTGCTCATTTTCAGTTTACCTCTCTGTTCCTAGTTTTGTGCGTCACGGCTCTTCCTGTGGACGTCCGCTGGCCTCATGAGCCGTAGCGCGCCCGTCCGAGATCCTGCTTGTCATCCGGCGTTGCGACACCGACCGAAGGCGAGCCGACGGGCTCTCTCCTGCGCTCGGCGGTGTTCCTGAGATCCTCGAAATACTGCTTGCGGCGGGCGTCCTCGCTGGCACGTATGCGCACCAGGGAATTCAGCTTCTCCTGTAGCCGCGCGTTCTCTTTTTTCAGCCTCGCCTGCTCTTCATCCTCGGCGTTCTTTAGCCTGCCGGCGGCCAGGAAAGCGTCAAACGCCTCGCGGCGCTCCGTGTCGTACTTCACGCGATCCCCGTCGATCTTGTACGCCGCGGCCAGCTTGGAGAGCGCGTCCTCGTATTTGGCCCTGTCCCTGGAATCCGGCTCGGCGTTCTTTTGGGAGAGTGATGCATTCGCGGCCACGAGTGACGGCGCCCCGGGCTCCGGCTTGGACGGCGGGACGTTCCCGTCGTTCTGCGCCGGCTTGCGGGCGGCCAGGAGGACGTCGAGGGCCTCGCGGCACCCCGTGTCGTACTTCACGCGGTCACCGTCTGCCTTGTACGCCTCGGCCAGCTTGAAGATCGCGTCCTCGTACTTGGACCTGGCGTCCGGATCGGCGTTCCTCGCGGCGCGGGCCTTGCCCTCCGGCGAGGCGGCCTCGGTCCCGGTGTCGGGCTGGCGCTCCTCGTTGAGGATGGCGGAGCCGCTGACGGCTGGGTCCGGAGGGGCGGCGTTCTTCTTCGCGAGCTTCTCCTCCAGCGCAGAGGCCTCGGCGTTCATGGATTCCTTCGCCTTCTCATCCTTGCTCTCCGCGATGGCCGACCGCAGCTCCTTCAGGCGGGCGACGTCGATCTCCGTCGCATCCTTCCCCGCATCCGCGACCATGGCGTTCCTGCTCTCGCCGTGCAAGTAGCCCCGAAGATACGCGGCAACGAACCCACCAGCCTTCATCCTGTTCTGCGGCCTGCCCGCCCTAGCATCCTCCACACCATCTGCATATGCACGCGCGCCGGCCAGATCAGCCGCGTCAATCGCCCCCAGAACCTCAACCGCGGCGTTCCGCTTGGACATGCGCATCTCGATCTCGTCGGCGTTCGCCTGGAGCTTCAGGAGCTCGTCCTTGTTCTCGGTCGCCAAAATCTGCTTCTTCAGGTCGGCGAGCGCGGCAACGTCGATCTCGGCGTTCTTCTTCTCGGCGGCTTCCAGCTTGGCCTTGTCCTCGGCGTTCTTCTTCGCCTCGGCGGCCTTCACCTCATCCGCTTCGATGGAGTTTGTGATTTCCTTCAAAACTGCCAGCCCGACCGTCTGGTGCAACAGTGCCTTCAGTACCTTGTTCACGGTTTTCATGCCCCCTTTAAGTGAATTGGCCAACTCGATCACAGCTCCAGCATATCTTGGGTTATTCACAACCGCCACGTGAGTATATTCGCCAGATTTTATTACAGCGTCGTAAGGTATATTGTGCCAGAGCCCCGGTTCCTCCAAGACATCCAGGGGTACGTACGCGCAGGATAATTGGTACTCGCCCCCGATGCACCTCTTCTTGGTCTCCGGATCCCATACCATGAATTTGATGCCGTCCCAACCATCGCCACAATCAAAGCCCTCTACGACTATCCCGTCTACCACTCCATCCTCGAAATCGGATGGGGCTACATTCTTATGGTCAAAATTTCCCGCCGCACCCACGATCGGCTTCCCCTCAATGGATGGGCGCATCTGGGCGATAGCTTCTCTGGTAAGCAGGTACGTCTTTTTGGTCCCATCAGGCTGATCGTAGCAGACAGTTCCAGGCTCTAGATGCTTCCCGGTGAAGAGCCTCGGCCATTCTGAAATGGAAACCCCGGTCCACGCATCATTCTGGAGCTCTACGAGAATTTTGTCTTTATACGGTGAATTCTTCAGGACAGGAGTTAGGCGGCAAGCCCCGCATTTCTCTTTTCGACATTGCGAACAATACGCAGAAGTCATTGCATGCTCCTTTTATGAACTACTGCTTGAGCAATATTATTCATGTCCGCATCCGTTCCGCTTCCCTTCAGACAATTAATCCCAAAAAGAATAAATCGGCAATTATCTTCTACGTAGCCTCTCTCTGGCTCAATCCGATCTAGTGAAGGTGCATACGGACCCCGTGCTTTTTTGCTCGCAACAACGGTAATAAAAGGCACCTCTGATATCTCGCACTTTCCAGCCCATCGATCCCGAGCCCATTTTGCAGTCAAGAGAAATTGCATTCCTTTTTGTTCGGCTCTACGCTTCGCACTGCGCAGTAGTTCAAACCACGGACGAAATTCTTGGCGCTTCCTACGTTCGTCTCGGGAGTTTATTCGAGATTGCTTGAGGTGCGTGAGTCTCCATTTTCTAGCGTACCCCCTAAGTAGCTCCGGGTATTTCCGACGTCTTTGCCTAGCGTATTCTCTACTCCAGGCATTAACGCGCGCTCGATGAGCCGCACGCCATTCTTGAGTTTTTATAGTATTTCGGGCTTTCTGTTCCTTTGTTTTTCCTGCCATACTCTTATTCCCTGACGTCATTGCTCATCACATTATCTTCCGACCCGTAAATCGCATTGCCAGCGGCTTCCTTGTCTTCCGCGAGGAAGGGTGCATCGGTATTGGAGTTACCACCCCACTCCTTGAGGTGACGCACCAGCTCCGCCTCGGACATGCCGCTCTCCGTAGCCTTGCCAGCCCGGAGCCGCCCAAGCTCGGCGCCGAAGAAGCCGGCCTGCTTCTCGGAGACGATTGGCGTGTGGGCGCGATCACTAGTATTCTCCGGTCTTGGCCCAATAGCGTGCTTCGTATCTCGCATATGCGCCTGCGCCTCTTCCTTATCGTTCGTGCCGTAGGGGTAATCTTTGCACAGGAAGGCTAGGTCCTGCGTCCGCTTGCCGTCGGCGCTGTTGTACCCCTTTGCCGCCATGGCCTCCGGCGTCCGGATCCTCCTCAACTTTTCCTTGAGGTGATCAGAGGCGATCTGCCAGATCACCTGGAGAGACAGGTCGGGGTGCTCAGCGGTCTCCTTCTTCAGTTCGGCCTGGAACTCAGGGGAGATATTCTCCTCCACCAGGTGCGTCTGGTGCTTCTCGCACTTCCCACCAGGCTCGCGATCGGCGGCGGTAATTCCCTTGCCGCAGGTAAGGCACCACCACTCCTTTTCTGCGTTGATTTCTTCCTTATGTGCCGCCCCCGCGGTCGTTGTCCTCGCATCCTGCTGGAACCCCAGGGATTCCTGCCCGGCGTTGCCCAGCGGCTTTTCCGACAAGACCAGCCCCCCCCGGTGCGCCTCGGCAAGGCAGTCCTGGCATAGTGACTTCTCTCCGCCGCGTGCCGACTCCCCCTGGAGCGACGCCCTGACCTGGGCCAGACGCCCGCCGCAGACTTCGCAAACGACACGCCCCGCATTGGCCATCTCCTCTGGCCTCACCCCCTGCGAGACGAGTCCAGCAACATAGTCCTGCTCGACGCCGTCGTCAGGCAGTTCCCGGTACACCTTGCCGTAGATCACCCTGGCCATCGCGTCGGCCTTCGCCATGTCGATGGTGTTCCTGTTCTCGCCGTGCGAGTATCCCTGCTCGTACGCGGCGTCGAACCCTCCCGCCTTCGCCTTGTCACGCGGCCGGCCCGCCTTGGCATCGGCCAGGCCGGCGGAGTACGCGCCGGCCATGTCCTCGGACCAGGAGGCGTTTACAAGAGCACCCCTCTGTGCCGCCCAAACGCGCGCGGCAGTCTCTGCGGGAAATCCCGACTTGACCAACTCGCCAGATGGGCTCAGGTTCGGCCCATGCTGGTATACATCCCATGTTCCATCGTCGGATTTGACTACAACGAATCCTGTGATTCCTCCGCGGGGGGTCCGATCATTCGTGTTTTCATTAAGGAAGTTCCCGTTCGCCCGGCCCATCGCCTCCAGCTGCGCCATCACGCCCTGCGGCAGCTGCGCGACGTGCTGCAGGATGCCCCACTTGTCCGTCCCAGACAGGCGCATCTTCGCGTGGCTGGAGTCCATGATCTCCAGTTCGTAGGCGTCACCGTGGAGGACGATGGGAAGCGGGGAGGCATTGGCGAGGTCCCCGCTCGTCAGCATCTCCGCCTTCATCTCCCTCTTCCCGAGACCGAGCGCCGCGCAGCTGCACCCGTCCTTCATGCACCCCATCTCGTCGTGCTCACCCATCCCGTGGAGGCAGTCGGCGCAGACGCCGAGGGCGTTGCTATTCTCCTGTGGGGCGGCGCGCCATTCATCAATTACACCGTCTTCTTTTGCACATGCCCCGCACATCAATGCTATTACCCCCTGCGCTAAAACACGTTTGAGGATATTGTTACCCTTTCCGCAAGAAGCACAAACTAGGGCGTTCTTGACGACAAAAGGGCTGACATCAGAATACATGAAATCCTTGCAGATTCCAGGCCCGGGGTCCTTCCCATCATCTCGATGCACACTTCGTTCTTTTCTGCAAGTCGCGCAAATATCGGATCCAGCGTTCTTTTCTTCGTGCTGGTCCATCCCGCACTGGCCGCACCTGCTGTGCCGCATCCCGGCGACCTGGCCCAACTCCTTGACCGCGGCTGCGCCGCAGGAGGAGCAGATTCCACCGGCGTTGGAGTTGACCTTCCCGTGTTCCTGCATCATGTCCTGCATCCACGGCTCAAGCTCGGACCATTTTTTTGTTGCTAAGGATTCCATAAAGCCAGCTAGTCTGAGCATGGTTGTTCTTACTACATTTCCACCGGTCTCCCATGCTCGTTGAGCATCCGCAGCACCTACATTCTTTTTGATACCGCCATGCACGGTGCTCGCATTCGCAGCATTCCTTTCACGCAGGCACTTATCGCAAAGCCAGATATTGGCGTCGCCCTGACCGGGGAGCCTGGTGGTCTTAACGTAGTCCTTTTCGTCGCAATAATCACAGTGACCCATGCGCGTCTTCCCCTCGGGCAGTATGGCATTCTCTTGTGGTAACTTTGCTATGTCACCACCGAAGGCCGTGATCTCTGCTCGCTGTGCGGCTGACAGCGCCTTGAGAGCTTCCACGATCTTCGCATTATCACCTGTCGCTCTAGCAGCCGCTACGGAGGATTCTGCTGCCTTTTTGGCCGCCATGATTTCCTGGACGCGGGCGACCTCTGGCGTCCCCCTGGCGTTCTCGACCTTCTTATGCAGCAAGTCCTTCCCATCCGGACATAGCTTGCTCGCGTCCCGCTCCGTATTCCCATCCTCCAGATTCATCACCTTCTTGCAGTCCTTGCAGACCTCACAGTGCGCCTCGAAAGCCGCTATAGCGGCATCTGCTCCGCCTGAGTTCTTGATCGGCAGGCTCTCGTCAACGTCCACCCCGCCGCACTTAGGGCAGCCCCTGTCGCCAGATACCGCCTTCTCCGCGGCCGCCGCGCTCGCGAACTTGTGCCCGCACTCCCGGCAGCGCCAGGCGTAGCCTTCGTCAGCACCAACGTTTTCCTGGGAGGCCGCGCCGCGCGGATACTCGAAGTGCTTGCATGGGCAGTAGGGGCCGTCGTGAGGAGGCTCGCTGGCAAAGCATTTCCCATGCAAGCCGTCATGCTGGCCCTGGGCGTGCCCGCATTCAGCGCATTTTGGATTGAGGTCGTTGATATGCTCCCGCTTCTCAAATTTCTTGCAGTCAGGGCAGCTCACGCATGGCCCGCTGAAATCCTCGTGGTCCCGGTACTGGCAACCACATTTGCAGACATCGGTCTCGATGGCGTTCTTCGTCTCCCGCCTAGCCTTCCTGCACTGCGGGCACTCTGAGCTGACCACGCCGTCGACGTGCTGGATGGGCGGGAGCATCTCGGCTCCGCAGGACTCGCACAGCTCCAACCCGTTAGAGATATACCTGCCTGCCTTGTCCGATGCCGACCCCGGCGCGAAGCCGCTGTCGGTGTCGTAGAAAATCCGGTTGCAGTCCGTGCAGACTAAAGAGCCGGGCGGGTCCGTCCCGCCGCGATTCTTCGTGTTGAGCCCGCCGCATGAGGGGCACTCGCGGCCAGGGCGGTTCTCCATGACAACACCAGCTATCTCCTCCAAATCCACCACATCACTGTCCAGCTGGGCATACCACTCGCCCGTGGTCAGGTACGCGGCAAGGCGCTCACGCGCTCCCAACGCGGCCGCATCGAGGTCTTGGACAGCCCGAGTCTTATTAAGGACGGAGGTGATGCGTGACTGCGATGCGGTGTTCTTCATGGCGTTCTCCTTCCGTTTGTCCTTGGTCTGACACAGCCCCGCCTCCACCATCCAGCGCAACTCCGTCGGCGACTTCATGCATGCGCACCCGGGGAGAAAGCATCCACGCTCCCCATGGTCCCATAGCGGGTGGCCGCAGCCCGGGCAGCCGCTCGACGGTGCACCGCTGTCAGGGGCGCCGTAAATCCGCTGCCGCTCACCATCTAGCTCAACCCTTCCGCACTCCGGGCAGGAGAATGCGTCGGCCGGGACCTCGGCGCCGCACTCGTCGCAGATTACGGCGAGGCGGTCATGAATTTCAGGCGCAGGTCTTTTTGATGCCGTCCCACGGACTAAAAATAGAGGGCTCATTATACACCGGCCATTAAACAGCCCTTTTTGCGTAAGAATTCTGCGATAATATTTTTGAAATCAGGCATATCATGCTCCCAGATTCGGAACATGCCCGCCCTTTCCCGCACACTCATGATGCTCCCGAAATCACGGGTAAATCCACACATCGACACCGCGGGAACTGCCCGGGATTCCCGCGTGCCCCGGTCCGCTCGTCTATGATCGGTGGCGCATCATAACGGTACTTCACGCCGTTATGCGCCTTGTGCAGCGGGCGTACGCGGTTGTCCCGGGTGCACCTCCAGATGTAAAACTCGCATCCGGCGTCTTTCGCCCTGGCGGCCCGGTAGTTCGCCATGAAGTTGGCAGTCTCCTGCAGGGCGATGAGGGCGGCACGCGAGCGGCTCATGGCGTATTCGTCCCTGATCCGAGTCACAAGCCCTTCTGCCCTGTATCCCTGCCGGGCGTTTTTTTCCACTTGAACGCGGAGGCGGTCAACCTCCTCCTGCATCCTCTCCTTTATGGGGATCTTTGCCGTCTCGGCCATGCCTCGCGCTAGTTCAACCCTCCCGGCGTCGGTGAGCTCCGGAACCCCCACCTCGAAGCCTTTGGCCGCCGCCTTCCACCCCTTGGCCACCTGGGCGACCGCATGATCCGCGCCGCGGAACAAGTTAAATGCGGCGACGGCGCGGTCCTTTTTCCCTTGAATGTCGTCGAGTATCTTGTTGAGCTGATCATGCGCGGCCTTGGAACGGGCGGTAAATCCAGCCGCCTCGGCGCGTAGCCACCCCGGGACGGCCGCCCGCGTACAGGTATAGGCCCCGCGCGTTTTATTGAGCGTGGCCCCGAAGCCATGAAAGGCGTCCGCCAGGGCGCGGCTTGACTTGCCGCCCATAAGGGTGAAAATTGCCTGGTCAGCTTTGGCGTCCACAATCATCTGGACGGCCCCGCTGCGCAGCGCCGCGCGTAATGGAGCATCCCCGGGGGCATTTCGGAGTTCATACGCCCTGGCCAACTTTGCAGGATCCGCCGGCAAAGAAGCACCACGCTTCGGAAGGAGCCCCCGCACATGTTCCACAATCGGGCGGTAAATCGTCTCCCAGAGTAGATCGTTTATTTGCGCCTCAAGGAGAGCGTAGTACTCGCTCCGGAGCCGCTGCGCTCTAAGCGTCCTCATAGCCCTCCCCTCCCGGATCTGCAGGCATCCAGGTTTATCTGTAAAAATGACGCCCGCAGTTCCGCCCACGACACCTGACCCTCTGCCAGGGCGCGCGCGGTCGCCACCCGTGCATCGCAGGAGGACCGAAGTATAACAGGACCGGCGCAGCCCATGCAGGCCAGTGCGGCGACCGCGATGAAGCATACCCCGGCCGTCATGCGCGGGACTCCGTTTTCCCGCATAGACGGGCGCGCCACCAGGAGCGCACGAGGCGCCATCCCCTTATAAAGAATGGCACGCCCACCAGGCCGATTGCCGCCGTCTCGTAGCAGAACATGCACATGTTCCATCCCCAAATGTCACTGCAACTCGACCCCCACGGCATCGAGCACGCTGTAGACAGCGTTTGCTGTTGAGATAGCCATCTTATAGGGCGGCGTGCAGTCCGTGCAGCGGTAGACGCCGATCGGGACTCCGGCGCGCAAAGTCGTCAAACCCTGATCCGTCCAAGGCCCCATGGGACCTGTCGCCCCCGTACCACCTGTGGGTCCCGTCGGACCTGTCGGACCCGTCGGACCGGTAGCGCCTGTGCCGCCTGTATCACCAGTGCCGCCCGTAGGTCCAGTCGGACCCGTCGGACCGGTAGCGCCCGTACCACCCGTACCACCCGTACCACCCGTACCACCTGTAGGACCCGTCGGTCCCACTGGACCGGCAACCGGCCCGCAAACGTCGCCGCCGAGCATCTTTATGCAGCCCGCGGCGATATTGATCCCCGTAGAGGTGATCAACGAGTATGCTGTGGGCCCGACAGCGCCGCTCAGAATGAGCGACGACGATATTTCGACCTGATTCAGGAATGTCTGCTGGGCCGTCCAGGTATTCGTTGTCGCCAACAATTCAGGGACTATATTCCCTGTCGACACCCCAATACCGTCCTCCCTGGCGATCGCTCTTGATATCTCAGTCGTGAGCAGGGAAGCTGTACTATTTAAGTCGGAATAGATGGAGCCTGTGCTATTCCGTATATCCGTCAAGTCCGCCGATAAGTTCGTCACCGCAGACTGAGGGATTCCGGTCAAATTAGCACCGTCCCCAGAAAACTGTGGCGCAGTCACGCCTCCCGCCAGCACGTTGATACTGGAGGACGTCTCAAGTGCGTAGTGAGCGTCCCCCGTGATGGGTATCCTCACGCCATCCGTGCTCACGGTCATGCGCGAGGAGAAGCCGGTCCCCCCCTGATCCTTCAGCTGGAAATCGAACATGCCTGTGCAGTCGTTATTCAAGCACTCCCCTTCAGGCCCAGCCACTGTGGTGTATTGTCTCGCCACCGTCTTGTAGGCCCCAGCGCCTCGGATCCTCGTGTGTATTTGGAAAGGATTATTGCCGGGCTGGTTGTTTTCTGGCGCGGCCTCCGTCCCGCGGCCACCCCACGCCCATACACTGCCGCCACCACCACCCGCGCTATTTCCATAAAGGTAATGCGCCGCCGTCCCTCCGTCGGATCGCAGGGATACAATGGCTCCATTACTAGACGCCGCGTGGCCGTACATGACGGCCCCTCCCTCGTTAAGGAGCCCCAAGGTCAACGTAGAACCGTCGGTAGTATAGTTGCTCAGGTACATTCGGGAGTCAGCCGGTCCGGAATCTCCATCAGAGTAGTTCGTCGCCGCCGTGCCGATGAACACCTGCCCGGGAATCGTGACTGTCGTGGCCGTGAGCGAATTGAACGAGCCGCCGCCGCCGGCATCCCTCACCACTAGGCTGCTCGCCGTCGCTGCGACCGCCGCGCTGTGGGCGGATGTCCCCGTCAGGGC